GTAATTGATTTATTTGAAAAGATCGAATCTCAACCAAAAGGGCTAAGCGGGATAGACACAGGATTTGAAGATTTAAACCGTATGTTAGATGGTTTTCAGGGTGGTGATTTGATTATAAGTGCGGCACGTCCGAGTGTAGGAAAAACCGCTAAAATGTTAAGTCATGCTTTAGCACATTGTCTAAATGGTGGTTTGACCGCTATATTCTCGCTAGAAATGGATAGCGAATCACTAAACAAAAGATTGCTAGCTAATATAGGAAAAATAAATCTAGGTAAATTACGAAACCCTAACCAATACTTTAACGTTGACGATTGGAACAAGCTAACAAAAGCGGTGGGAGTATTATCGGAATTAAACCTACACATTTTTGATAAGTCTGGTCAGACGGTACAGGAAATTAGATCACAAGTTAAAAAGTTAAAAAGACAATATCCTGACGTGCCAATGTTGATACAGATTGACTACTTGCAATTGATTAGGACAAGCCAACGCTATGAGTCAAAAAATATTGAAGTAGGCGAGATCACACGAAGCCTAAAGGAATTAGCAAAGGAAACTAATTCACCAGTTTATCTATTATCGCAATTAAATCGTGGAGTTGAATCAAGACAAGATAAAAGACCGCTAATGTCTGACATTCGAGATAGTGGGAGCATTGAGCAAGATGCAGACGTGATTGAGTTTTTATATCGTGATGATTATTACAATCCCGATAGCAACAAGCAAAACATACTTGAGGTTATCATAGCCAAACAGAGAAACGGAGCGGTTGGAACGGTTGAACTTTATTATCAAAAAGAGTTTAACTTGTTCACTGGACTGGATAAAAACCATGAAGCTTAGAGAAGTGTACCAAGAAGCAATTAAGCAAAGTTTTTTATCAGTCTGTCTACTGCTTGAATTTTTGATACTCGAAAAGAAAGTTTTATCCTGGGACGATCACGATAGCGAACTAGACTTATATTTTAAACCAAACAACAAACCAAGAATGAGTAAATTATTAAAAGAGTATGCAGATAGGAGCTGATCTTATCAAAGTTTACGTAAAGATCACAAGAGAGCCTAATTTTGACGGAGACAGGCTATTAAAAGTAATCATTGATAAAAAAAGAATGAAGAATTATAGCTTTATGGTTAATGCGAGGAAGGTTAAAGATGGACGATAAAACCATGTATAAAAAACTAAACAACTGGATTAGTCGCTTGAAAATCTTACGAGAAAGCGAAATTTATCGAGAAGTAGCAACAGATCGAATTGAGTTGTTGGAACACATTAAAACAAAAATTGAGGAGTGATTGAATGTTTACTGATAACAAAGACTTTTACCCAACACCAAAACTATTATTTAACCAGTTGATGAACGGGACAAGGTTTTTAAAGGGGAGAATCCTCGAACCATCGGCCGGTAAAGGTGACATGATCAAGCACATTCGACAACTCAACGGTCAAAGAGACGATTTAAAGATTGATGCCATCGAAAGCGATGGTAGATTGGTGGGAATCTTGCAAAGTGAGGACATTAATGTTGTGTGGCACGATTTCCTAACTTACGAAACTTACAAGGAATATGACGTTATTATCATGAATCCACCCTTTTCAAACGGTGTAGATCATGCGTTAAAAGCTATTGATCTAGCAGAAAAGCAAGTAGGGGCATGTGAAATTTACATGATCTTAAACAAAGAAACGATTGACAATGCTTATTCAAATAAACGAAAAGATTTACTAAAAAAGCTAGAGGATCACAATGCAGATGTTCGTTATGTTAAAAGTGCCTTTTCACAATCGGAAAGGAGGACTGATGTAGAAGTAGCGTTAATTAATATGGTGGTGGAAATTCCCAATGAGGGAAAAAGCATATACGACAGCATTCCATTTTTTACGACACAAGACCAAACAGAAAGTGAACTAGAAACAGCGTTGTCAACTTACGTTAAAGATGGCGAAATGCAGTCGAGATTGAGTGATATAGAAAGATTAGTCTTAGAGTATGAAACAGCTTGTAAAGTTGCTAGAAGCGCATTTAAATCGCAAAAGGAAAAAGAGTCATTTATGAGTTATATCAGAAATGTAAATAAAAAAGATTTGCATGATGACACGTTGTACATGATCACATCCAAGGGGCTTACAGCCAGTGATCTGAACGAGGAATTGGATAGATTAAGACGTGGTTATTGGCAGTTGATACTTGATACAGATGATTTCAAGGACATTTTAACGAATGATGCCATACAAAAGTTGAACAGGCAAATGAACCTGGCGGAGGAAATGGAAATAAATTACACAAACATAAAAATGTTATTAATGGCATTAGGGGCAAACAAAGAAGATATATTGATGGACAGTATCATTTCTATATTCAAAGAAATGACTAAGCATCACATGAACCAATACAGTACAAACATCCACTATTACAACGGATGGAAAACGAACAACGCATACAAGATTAATCGTAAGATCATTATTCCAATTAAACATAAGTTTGAGCCTTTGTGGGATTTCAAAGACTCTTACGAAAACCTTAATAGCCAAACAAGAAATTACATCGACGACATCGTTAAAGCGTTTCAGTTAATTGATCCGAATGTTGACAGTGATTTCAATGCTATAAGCAATCAAGAGTTTGAAAACAATCTACTAAGATTCAAGATGTTTTTGAATGGCAACATTCACATTTGGTTTAAGGATTTAGAATTACTCAACAAATTTAATTATTTGTGTGGAAGTCATTTTAACTGGATTCCATCAACAGAGGAACAAAAAGCAAGCAAAAAAGCAAGAGAGTTTGTATATAAAGAGTTTGGACACGTTGATGACATTAAACTAATAGCAATTTAGGGAGGAAAATCAAATGAACCGGACAGTACTTGAAAACTGGAAACCAGTTGTTGGGTACGAGAGTTTTTATGAAGTCAGCGATCGTGGAAGAGTTAGGTCAAAAGACAGACAAGTGTGGAACGGAAGGGGTTTTTACAATAAAAAAGGAAGGATTTTAAAGCAGTCGAAAACGACTACTGGCTATTGGAAAGTAGAATTATCAAAGGACGGAGAAAAGAAATCAAAGAAAGTCCATAGGTTAGTTGCCAAATCATTTATCCCTCCCGTGAAAGGTAAAACTTTAATTAATCATAAAGATGGAAATCCACTAAACAATAAAGTAGAAAACTTAGAGTGGTGTAATCAATCTGAAAATATGAAACATGCCTATGAAACAGGTTTAATACCCAGCAACTTCATAAAGTACAAAGAGCAAATCAAGGAAGAATATAAGACAAATAAAAATTCAACCATCAATGGTTTATCAAGAAAGTATCAATGTTCCATTAAGAGTATAAGGGAGCTTTTAGATAGTGAAGGGATAAGAATACGAAACATATCGGAATCTCAAGATGTTTACAAAATAGATAGACGAAAAATGGTTATCTATTTCAAAGAAGGTCTAAGCAACAAAGAGATCGCAAATAAATTTAGTACTAATAGCACACTAATAGCCACATACAGATATAAACACAAAAAAGGAGAATTGAAAATATGAGTATTAATAGATTTGTTGGTGTCGGAAGATTAACAAAAGACGTAGAATTAAAATACACACAAAACGGTAAGGCAGTAGCTAACTTTACTTTAGCAGTAAACAGACCATTTAAAAACGCACAGGGCGAAACAGATGCAGACTTTATTATGTGCCAAAGCTGGGGAAAGCAAGCTGAAAACCTAGCTAACTATATGGGTAAAGGCTCACAGATCGGAGTAGATGGACGTATTCAAACTCGAAATTATGAGGGACAAGACGGAAAGCGAGTTTATGTTACAGAGGTTGTCGCTGATAACGTGCAATTTCTAGAGCCTAAGAAACAAGGCAATCAACAGCAACCGCAACAACAGGCTCAACACAAGCCTAGCTACACACAGCAAGTGCCACAACAGGAAAATAGACAATTAGAGCCATTGGACATTGATGATAGTGATCTTCCTTTTTGAGGTGATTAAATGATCTACTTTGAAGATGCTTCACGTCAGCAATTATTAACAATAGCTTTATACGACAATTGCAGTCTAGCGGATAAATACGAAGCGGTGAGAGAATTGCAAATGCGACAATGGCATGATGACCTACTACCCCAGTTAGTCAGTTTATGGGGTAGCGGTCACTCAACGTTTGAGATTGGCATTGAATTAGGTTTGCCAGAGTCGACAGTCAAAGGCAGATTAACAAAGTACGGATTGTATAAAAAGAGGGTTAGACATGCAACTTGATTTTTTTAATGACGTAACCAACAAAACAACCGCTATCGAGTACGTGACAAGGCGCATTATCCAAAGTGATAGCATTAGAGATCGGATAAAGCAAGCCATCAAGGGCAACGACAGAAACGAGTTGATAAAGCTATTCCAGGAATCTATTAATACATTTGGGTTTGGTGAGCCTAACGGATATTCGTGGTCACGAGGAATAGCGACTATCGACAATGAGGAATACAAGATTACTGCAAGAGAATTAGCTGATATGGCATTAAAAATATATAGGGAGTGATAAAATGAGCAGATACAGGCGATGGGCGGTGAGCGAAATCGCTGAATTAAAAAACCTTTATCCTAAAATGCCTTCGAGCGAAATTGCCAAAAAGCTGAACAGATCAAATAGTTCTGTCACATCAAAAGCAGCCTCACTCGGTCTAAAAAAGGATTATGACCATTTAAGAAGGCAGAAGATGGAAAATGAAATTTATGCGATGTATAGAGGCGATGAATTATTAGTTGTAGGAACATTGCAAGAAATAGCAGATCATCAAAACATGACGGTGGGTAACGTTAGGTTTATGGCTTATCCGTCTTATCATAAGAAATCGGCGGGAAGAAATAGAAAATTAGTTTTTAAATTGGAGGAGTGAGGAAATGAAAGTAGAAAAAAGAACGATTGAAGAAACGATATATATCGCAAGTGACGGAAAAGAATTTAACAATATGGACGATTGTGAATGGCACGAAAAAGAACTAGAACAAGAAATATTAGAAGAAGAAATTGAGCGAGATTTAGGAATTAAAACACATGCTGACTACCCAAGTTTAATTGATATTAATGTGACAAAAGAAATTAGACTGTTTTTGATTAAAAATGAAACTGACTTGGATAGATTCGTTAAAGTTTTTGATTGGTGGTTTTGTGATTTAGAAAGTCGCATTGAAGTAGATAAAAAATACTTTAAATATCCAGAAGTGTTAATACTCCTAGATTATGTTCACGGCGGCGGAGAAACAGGTCTATATAAACTATCACGATTAAGTGAACAGTTTAATGCGATGGTCGATGAGGTTAATTATAAAATAGCTGAAATGACAAGGGAGTGACAAAAATGAGTTTCGAGGAATTTAACAATTTTAACGACGCACAAAACTTCATTTTAGAAAATATCAACATACACGATTACGACGAATATTTTTTGGTTGTAGATAAACCCGATGTCTTTTTCGTTTATTACGACGAAGACGATGTAGCAGAAATGCTAATACAGAGTTTTCACGATTACGGATCGGACTCGTTTGAACGTTACCAAAGAAATTTTGATATATACGCTTACGTAACGAGAGAGAAAAAGGAAAGATACCCGTTTTTATACAGGGATGCATACTGGGTTGATTGTGAGAATGGGAGTATTTTTAAACAAAAAATGTATGCAGAAGCCGAATACGATATATCGGTTTCGTTGAGTGCTTATTAAAAAAAGGAGTGATAAAAATGAAATGTCCTAACTGCCAATCGTCAACGTGGGCAACGGAAACAAAAGCAACGGAAATTGATGAGGTGTCAAGAAAAAGAAAATGCAGAAGTTGTGGACTGGAATTTAAAACTTTTGAAATAGTGGATTTATCTAATTTGCCAGATAGTGTGTTAGAAAAAATCGAAGGAGTGAGGAAATGAGATATTCAGAGTTTATGATGAGAATCGAAAGACAAGGGCTGCAATCAGTAGACTTAGGCGATTATATTGAAATCAGAAATAACAACGATGATATATTGTTTTGTGTAGGAAAAACGTCCCCTTACGTGATAGACGTTGATTACGACATGTTTAGGGAGCAGGATTTGTATTTTAAAAAAATACTATTTAATCTAGCAGTCGAACTAGCAAGCACACCACTAGACGAACGAGAAGATGAAAAGCGGTATCGGCTGAGGTTGCCATTCATAACAGATCACCGAGCTTATTTAAAAGAATTTCGCAATGGGTTTTTTATAGGAAGTAAATCCAATGTCAATAAACATATTTTCACCGAATCGGAAATTGCAGAATTAAAAGCGAAACATAATTTAGATAGTTTTATAATGGAGGAGGTCAAGGAAGATGAGTAAAGAACTGTTGGAAGAGACGGAAAATAAAATGGTTGAATTTAGACAGCTTTTAGCACTAGTAACGGGCCATAATGACATTTTAAATAAAGCGGCTCACATACATGAAATAGTCATCAAACAAGCCGAACGAGTGCAGGAGTTGGAAAAAGATATAAAAGAATGGGAAATCGTTAACGAGTCATGGGAAGAAATTAATACAGTTTTAGGAAGACAAAACAAACGCTATCGTGAAGCGTTGGAGGAAATAGTGTATCAAGAAAATTTAAAAGAAACTAATGTCTTTGGTTACGACCATGAAGATATATCAAGCTACGTTGAAGAAGTAGCACGAAAAGCATTGGAGGGTGAAGAATGAAGTGCTTTGAATGTAAAAAAGAAGTTGAACACACAAACAGTTTAAATGTGAGTGATAAAACGACGTGCATACAATGTGCTTATGACATTTTTCCGAAAGGGTCACCGGGAAGAAAACACCTTGAAATGCAATACGGATTGAGTGATAAAAAATGAACTCACTAGGAGGAAAGTAATGAAAATAGGGACGATTATAAGAAATCATTGGGCAGGTAACCGCAACCCAACACGTTTTTTCATTTATCTTGGGTCTAGCGGTAAATATGTAAATGGTTTAGGTCTGGTGAACGGAAGGCTTGAAAAAGTCCAATTCTACAAATCTGATTTTAAGGATAGAAACATTTTCGAGATTGTGGGTTACTCGACGGGGATTGACGTATTAAAAAATGACATTAAATCATATTTGGAGGAAAACAATGAACTTAGATAACTTAACAATAAAAATAAGAATGTGGTCAAGAGAAAAAGGAATAAATAAGGCTGAACCATCTAAACAAATGCTGAAACTGGTTGAGGAAGTCGGAGAACTGGCACAAGGACTGGCTAAAGGGAATAACGATCAAGTTATTGATTCGATTGGTGACGTTTATGTAGTGTTGACTATATTAGCTCAACAATTAGATTTAGACGTCGAGGATTGCGTAAAAATGGCTTACGAAGAAATCGCTGACCGTAAAGGAAAGATGATTAACGGTGTGTTCGTTAAAGAGGAGGACTTAAAGTGACAGACATGATAAATCATCCGCCAGATTATAATCAAGGAAAATATGAAACACTTGACGTTATTTTAGATGTGGTAGATCAATTGCCAGGCAAACAAGCTGTCCTGGTAGGCAATATTATTAAGTATATGAGCAGATACCACTTTAAAAATGGTGTTGAGGACGTCGAAAAGGCTAGATTTTATATTAATAGATTAATTGAGTTATTAGACGAAGAGGATGTATACGTATTAAACAATGAATATTGTGCGGAAGTGAGCGAATGAAACTTGTCATTCACGGTGAATACCCAACGCTCAATGAAATCATAAAAGCGAGTAAGTCACACTATATGGTCTATGCGAACCAAAAGAAAGACTTTACTGCTTTAACGATGATTTATACCAGGCGAACAAAAAAGATCAAAGGACTAAACGATTATACGTTTGTATGGTATCGGAAAGACAGGCGCAACGATCCAGATAACATCCAAGTCGGAACCAAGTACATTTTTGATGGATTAATCAAAGGCGGAGTTTTAGAAAATGATGGCTGGTCGCAAGTTAATACGATTACACATAAATTTAAAGTAGACAAGGACAAGCCGAGGGTTGAGGTTTTTATATCTAAAGTAGAGGAGTGATAACTTGACTAACGCAATTAAAACAAAGAAAACAACATTTAAATCAGTAGAAGGCGAATGGTTTGATTATCATGAAACGCTAAAAGAAATAGCAACGATACAAGAGGCAATCATGAATCCTTTTGATGATGAGCCCGACTCAAATACAGGCGGAGGGAAAAACTCGGTTAGAACAATAACTGACCCAACAGGAAAGATGGCAACTCGCTTATATACTAGCAAACAACTAACCTATTTAACTCAAATAGTTGAAGCAATTGAAAAAGTTTATAACGCACTGCCAGACGATTATAAAAAGCTAGTTAGAGTTAGGTATTGGAGCAATAAAGATTTGAACTGGGATGGCATTGCAGAGAAAATACACGTACACAGATCAACGGCGATTAGGTGGAGGAACGAAATTATTCAAGCTACAATCGAGGTTTTGGGATGGCGATGAAACTTTAATGCGACTTTTGGCGCCCTAAAACGTGTTATTATGTTAATGTGAGAAGAACGGCATTCTCCTCCAAGTTTTAAAAGGCATTTGTCTGTAATGGACGAGTGCCTTTTTATATGGAGCGTTACCCAAACGGTCAAGGGGATCGGTTGCTAACCGATTAGCACACTTTTGATGTGGTGAGGGTTCAAATCCCTTGCGCTCCGTCATTTTTGTTAAAAATAGAAACATTGATATATCAACCTTAAATGAGGTTCGCTCACAGGCGGAATACAACTTTATATTGCATTATTTAACCAACTCTAGGATAATGAGAGTAAAAAGGGAGTTGGTTAAGGTGAAGAAATATTTATTTATTTTATTATCAATTGTTTTAATTAGTTTGGTAGCGTGTGGGGATGGTAACGAAACGCAAAAACCTGCAGAGGAACCTATCAAAGAAAAGAAAACAGAAATGGGTAAGTATACAGCTCTAAATTACATGGAAGAAATGACAGGCAGATACTTAGGCATTGACGATCATAAAACAGGTAGCTTTGAAGAAAAGAGCGAAATACAAGCATCTATCAGTAAAAGCGAATCGATATTAGCTGAGATAGAAGAAGAATACGACACAGAACAACCACTAATTAAAGAATTAACTATTTTAGCTAATGCAATAAAGGGAGTATCGGAACAAATGCTTGAAGGGGAATATGACAAAGATAGAGCTGTTTTAATCGGTGAGCAAGTAGGGGAGATATCAAGAACATACTTAGATGATGAATTACCACCAACATTAAAAATTAAAATGCTATCCAATCAATGACACTTATTCAATAGGTGTCTTTTTTTATTACGGAGGTGTGGGGTTGATGTGATATGAAATTAACAGAAAAGCAAAGAAGATTTGCGGAGTCTTATATCGAAACAGGAAACGCAACAGAATCAGCAATAAGAGCAGGATATAGCAAAAAGACAGCAAAGGCCATTGGCGCAGAAAACTTGACTAAACCATACATTAAATCATACATCGATGAAAAGCTAGATGAATTAGCCGATAAACGCATAATGAAGGCTACAGAGGCGCTTGAACTCTTAACTAGCATAGGTAGAGGGGAAATGACAGAAGAACTCTATTTGACTACTGAAAATGGCATAGAGAAGATTATTAAAAAGCCTGATATTAAAGACAGACAAAAAGCGATCGAATCCATTCTAAAACGATACCCGATAAATAAAGCTGAGGAGTTGAAAGATAAACTACTAGAAACTCAGATTAAGAAACTCGAAGCCGAAACCGAGAAACTCCAAAAAGAAAACACAACAGATGAACCACCAGTAATTAATATCGTCCCACTGGAAAGAAGGGACAAAGAAGATGAAGCTTGATTTAAATAAAGAGGTCAACCCTCATTTTGAAGACGTTTGGTATACAGAAAAACCTTACAACATCCTGCGTGGTGGCCGTAACTCGTTTAAATCATCCGTTATAGCTTTGAAATTAGTATTTATGATCATCTGGTATATTGCTAGAGGTCAAAAAGCAAATATCGTTGTTTTGCGTAAAGTTGCTAGCACGATTAGAGATTCAGTCTTTAATAAAATACAGTGGGCAATTGGTAAGTTCGGTCTGTCAGGTCAATTTAAAGCAACGGTAGCACCTTTTAAAATCACTCATAAGGGCACTGGATCAACTTTTTATTTCTACGGGCTAGATCAGTTTGAGAAATTAAAATCAAACGATATTAATGATATTATCGCAGTGTGGTTTAAAAAATATGGATCACATTAAACTCCTTTAATTCGGTGGACACC